TACTTTGGGTGATCCGCAGGGTAGTTATCAGGTTAGCCCGATGGTGTACCATAACGATTAATCGATTTAATTAACACAGAGTAACCGGAGTTAAACACTCCGGTTATTATCAAAGGATAAATAAATAATGCGTAAACCTACAGAAAATATTTTGCTTTTGAGTTCTATTGATCCTGATAATCAATCAGCGGGTACGGTAAACGGTGATTATGTCAAGGCAGATAAGTTCGATCAATATCTAGCCGTTTTTAATGTTGGTGTTATGACTTCAACGGGTACTTGTATCTTCTCAGTAACCCAATCGACTGATGCGAGTGGAACAGGTGCTAAGGCTGTAAAAACCGCAACTACACTTACTGAAGCTGGTACAGACTCCGATAAACAAGTTATGATCAGTATTAAAGATAGTGATATGGATATTGCAGGCGGGTTTTTGTGGTTGAATATCCGAGCGGTTACTGCGGTTGCAGCCAGTTATGTTTGTGGTAACTTGTTTGGTATCAATCCGAAATTTGGTGCTGATACCACTATTGATCTTTCTACTGTTGATGAAATTCTTTAATTGAGGAGTAGCGAAAGGAATAACAAAAGATTGCTGTTATTCCTTTCGCTATAAAATAATATGGCTTATACAACAACCGCCAAGATTAAAGAGTATTTGGGTATACCCTCCGATGTAACAACCGATGATACTTTGATCGGTGATATTTTGACACGCGCAACTACTATTATAAATAGTGAGACTGGTCAAAGATTCGAACCTGTTACATTAACAAAAGTGTACTATAGATCCTCAGGTGATTTTAATCATTACCCCTATTACATAAAATTTGACGTATATTTACATAGTTCAAATTTAGTAAGTATGTTAAAAATCAATTTCAATCTAAGAGATGCAAAGGCTCAAAAGGAAACACCCCTTAATGTTGTTTTAAGGTATCGGAATCAAAAGTTAGTATATCCCAGTGGGTTAAGTATTAACCCGAAATACTGGAATGCTAAAGAGCAAACAGCCAAACAAACAAAGGAATTTAAGGAACATCCCGAATTTAACAGACGGTTACGGAATTTATCATCAGCGATAAATAACGCATTTATGATGTATCTAAACGATAATTCAAACGAGATACCTTCAACTACAACCTTAAAAAATCTCTTAGACGTTAAATTGGAACGTAAAGAGGTTATCAATTACACGTTTTTTAGTTACTTCCAAAAGTATATAGACAACCTAAAGAATAAATCTAATGTGAAAACTGGTAAAATTATTAGTATAGGAACAACAGGGATATATACTAACACTAAAAACATATTAGAAGAATTTCAAAATACCTACAAACGTAGAATATCGTTTGAAACTATTGATATGGACTTTTACCACGACCTCTTAGAACATTTGACAACAAAAAAGAATCATTCTACAAATACTATAGGCAAAATAATAAAGAATCTTAAAGTTGTATTGAATGATGCAACTGAAAACGGAATAAATAAAAATACCACATTTAAAAGTAAACGATTTGTTGCACCGTCTGAAGAATCATTCAGTATCTATATGAATATAAATGAACTGAAAGAAATAGAAAATATTGATTTATCTGAACATAAAAAATTAGACGTTGCGAGGGATTTATTTTTAATTGGATGTTGGACAGGATTAAGATACTCCGACTATTCAAACATCAAACCCGAAAACATAGATTTAAAAGAGAAACAAATAACCATTAAAACAAAAAAAACGAATTCAACAGTTGTAATACCTATCCACAACGTCGTCCTTAGTATTTTAAATAAGTATAACTATGTTTTGCCTAAAAGTCTATCAAATCAGAAAACGAACGACTATTTAAAGGAATTAGGTGAACGTGAAACAAAATGGAATGATGATAAAAAAACCAAATGCCTTCATGAAATAGTTACTAAGGTTATCACAAAGGGAGGTTTAGGGATGCATACCAATATGAAAAAATATGAGTTGTTATGTTCACATACTGCAAGAAGAAGTTTTGCAACTAACCACTATGGAAAAATACCGACAAAATCAATAATGATGATAACAGGACACACGACCGAAAAATCATTTATGAAATACATAAAAATAACTCCAGATGAAAATGCAAAAATATTACAGATGCATTGGGATAAGGAAACGGCTAAGGCTGAAGAACCAGTCATGAGAGTTGTTTAAAGTCGTATATTAGAGTAACGTTCAATTTAGTATATGTTAGATAAACTGAAAAAATTACTATTCGGCAGAGGCAACCAAATAGAAATTGAAAATCTGAATAAAAACTCGATAACCCCTCCAGTAAATATTTTAGAACTTATTGAAAAATATGAGAAACAATATATTGCCGACAGCAAGAAAACACTTACTGAATTAAAGTCAAAACAGTTATATATAGTAAATGAAAGATTAGAAAACACAAAAACACTTACATACAAACACGTTTCTAAAACAAAAAAGATTGAAACATTAGAGGGTTTAAAAAATTCAATTAATAGAAGTAATGAAGAAATTCTAAAATACAAAAGTTTTCTTAGTATTAGAGGGGTGATTTTACATATAAATGGACAATTAGAAGTATCTAAACATTTAGCTGATAATAAGAAAATTTTAGAAAAAATAATTAATGAATCTAAAGAAAACCCAATTCAAGAAATTAAAGAATTAGAACTGAATCAAGAATTAATGAAAGAAGGAATAGACAAAATTGTGAAATCCGAATTCTATATGTTTTTAGCAGATTATGAAGAGAATATCAATAATCTTTGTATTGAGAGAATAGATGAAATGATTGAAAATATTAATAATAATTTGCTAATTGACAATGAGAATGTATCCATTAATCCCACAATAGAAAAACTAACAAATAATAATAAAAATCCTAACCACCTAAAAAATCAAATACCCGAAAATCTAAAAGAATTATTAAGTATATGGCATGATAAAAATGATACCGTTAACCTTATCAAAATTTACAATGAACACGAATCTATATTTACTAATCCAACTAAAAAATTAATATCATGTTTTGCATACGAACTTTATGAGAAAAAATGGTTGGCTAAATTTGAAAGTAATACATTTAACGCCACTGATATTGCAAAAATATTCTTAAAGTTGGCAAACTTAAGGTTTTACCCTAACTATAAAGATGATTTTAATTTTTTAGCAGAAAAACCATCTTTTAATATAAAATTTTCAAAAAATGTAAACATAGACATGAGAAAAGAGGATTGAATTAATTACTATCTTTTTACTATCTTTTTACTATCCAAAACAAGATTAGAATAGGTGAATATTTGCAAAGTCATTAAACAGACGTATACATGCAAAATTTACTATTATCTACAATCCCCTACACTGAACTACAGGCTCTAATCTTTAGTAGTGTACAAACAGCCGTACAAAGTGCAACAGCTCACTTACAGGCAAAAAACGAAATCGAATATTTAACACGAAAACAAACATCTAAACTGTTAGGTGTTTCCCTCGTTACTTTGTCGGAATGGACAAAAGAGGGTAAGGTTAAAGGCTATCGTATAGGCTCACGCATACGGTACAAACGACACGAAATCGAACAATCATTGTTAACCATTAAAACAAGATAACAATGTCTAAAACGTTCAATTTACCAAACTTCAGACACATACGATTTACTAAGAATGTGCAAACAGGTTACTTTGTCAAATCAGATGAACAACCCGAACCAACAGCAACCCAATTAATACCATTTGAGTTAATAAGGGAAAAAACAATACTACCGCACATACAGGCGGAATATTCTCTATTTCAGCATTCTTACAAGGCAAATAGAAGTAAAGTAATGTTTACAGGATTGCAACCAGTCCAAAATCAAAAAGATTGGTATTTAGGGGATAATTTCAGACTTGCAAAGGGTATAAAGGTTAACGAGTTGCTGATTATCAAAATAACGGCTAAAAACGACTGTATGCACGTTTTTTACTTTCCAGCCTATTATAAAAATACAGAAACTCTTCGACAGTGTTTTGCCACGTCGTTAATTTCCACACTCGAAAACAGAATAATTGATTTTGAAACTAAATAAAAAAGGTGCGTATTGCTACACACCACTAAACGTTCAATTTAGTAAGATACGTTTCCATATCCTTAGACAAATATAGTAAAAAAGAATCGTTGTAATGATTGACGGCATAAAAATACGAACAGTGATAAACGACTTTCCCCAATGGAGATTACGGATGCCGTTTGTATTTCACACACCAGTAAACACTGACGACGGAACGATAAAGACTAAACAAAAAAAGGATAAATCAATTAACGGTAAAATCGTAGAATCTGACTATGAAACAATAAAACATTATGCGGAATATCAGACGTACAAACTTATAATAAATGAAGTTATCAGAACAAACAGACAGCCTAAATATTATTTAAATCTAAAGGGCAGTTTACATAAAAATAAATTCGGGGGTGCTAATTACGAACGGTTTTACCACACGGACGTAATAAAAGAAATCGACAACTTATGTACCACACTTGAAATCGACAGCCAAAAAGTTAAGATTGACGGTTTAGAGTTTGGTGTAAATATAAAAACAGATTTTATTCCTCATTCGTTTTTATCAGAACACCTAATAAGGTACAAACATCTTCAGTTTAACCAGTACGACCCCGACAAACTAAATAGACGTTTGGGGTATTATTGTAAATCAACCCAATACTTTGTAAAGTGTTACGATAAAGGATTACAGTTTAGATTGTCATATAATTTAATGCGTTTTGAATTGAGATTTTATAAAATGCAAAAGATTAACAATTGCTGTATTTACAACCTACACGACCTGACAGACAAAAACATGATAGACAGGTTAAAAGGCATATTATTGGATGCGTGGAATGATGTACTATTACACGAACCAATGGAAACGTCAAACGTTAATCTGACTGATTTACAAAAAGAGTTAATCCAATGCGGTAACAATCCGAAATACTGGACTAAGTTGCACAATACCAATAAAACAAAATACAACTACCATAGAGCCGTTTTTAAGGAACTTATCAGAAATTATGGTAAAGGTTATCACTCTAAATTATTGGCAGAAATTAGCAAAGAATGGCAGTATCTTCTTAATACTATTTTCGACGAATTTACCATTAAGATAAAGAGTAAGAATGTAGAATCCGACACACCACGACGGTATTGTATTTCCTGTAATAAAGAAATCACACACCAAAAGGATAACAGCAAATTTTGCAGTCCTAAATACGTGGGTGTAGTAGAGGCTCACAGGTGTAGAAATGCAGACAGCAACCTAAGAAATAAGATACATAGAATTAACCGTCGTGGTGTGTTGTTCGAGATTGAACCATATTTTAAATTAACTATACAAAACTAAACAGATTAATATGAGCAATATCTTATTAAACAAACGATTTATAAAGAATCATACATACATGATTAATCATGAAAATATTTTAAAAATAATAGATGATTTTATTTGCACTGGTCGCATTCCAACTATCTCACTTATTTCTGAAACAACTGGTTTAACGAGAAAGACAGTATATGAACATTTAAAATCAATTCCTTTGCTGAATGAGAATAAGGAACTTGTAAGAATGCGACGAAATATGTTGTTAGAAAAATTATATCAGGCTACCAGTATTTACAATAACATAAATTATCAGGCAGTTGCATTGTATCTGAAATATACCAATGAAGATAATTTAGGAATCAAAATTAACAATCTAACTATTAACCAAACTATAATTAATAATTTAGATACTGATAAGAAAATGAAGTTACTGGAAATAATATCGGAGGCAGAAAGTCAACCATAAAGAATAGAATAGTTGATTTAGTTCTAATAAAAAATTCTTACATTTATTAGTAAATGTAATTTTATGGATTCTATTGACTTAAGATATAATGAAAAAGATTATTGGGATGTAATTATTAAATGGTCAAAAATTAAAAGTTTTGAACAAGGCGAATCTATTGCTAAAGATTACACCGAAATGATAATTAAAGAACATGGCATTCCAGTGGATTTAGATGAATTTTATATTTCTAACTATACTGTTAGGTTAAATTTAAAAAAAAATGATTCCAATATGAGTGATATTGAATTTAGTAATGCAGTTGCAACTTTTGATAAAATCTTTAGTTAGATATCTAAGTTCTGAATATCCTTTTATTTAATTCCTCTTTTAAATCATCAATAGTTTTATGTTTGTTGTTCTGCAACCACATTTCCAAACCTTCAATACTTTCCTTTAGAAACAAATCATTTTCGAGTTCTTCAATAAACTGTACACGTTCCATTAACGGCAGTTCATTTTTTAGGTACTTAAATATTTCAGTGTTTGTCATAACTATACTTTTGAAAGTAAAATACCTGCCAATTTATAGGCTATTGCAATAACAAAAATAATAGCTAAGAATTTCCATAATACTGAAGGAATAAACTTCATACGAGGGTGTTTGAAAATATCTTTATCCATTTATAGTTATTGAAACGTACTTTAATTTATGAAAATTATCTTATTTTAGTCTAAAATTAATAAAAAATGGATTTTAAAGACCAAATTAGAATAATAGGTGAAAGAGTAAACAAACTAAAAGACCAAATTCAAACAGAAGAGGCTACTAAAAATGCCTTTATAATGCCTTTTTTACAGGCATTGGGTTATGATGTCTTTAATCCCTTAGAAGTAGTTCCCGAGTTTATTTCAGATATAGGATTAAAAAAAGGTGAAAAGATTGATTATGCAATTTTTCAAAACGGCACACCAACTATATTAGTAGAGTGCAAACACTGGGGACAAAATTTAAATATACACGACGGTCAACTATTAAGATACTTCCACGTTTCAAAGGCTAAATTTGGATTATTGACAAACGGAATTGTATATAAGTTCTATACTGATTTAGTTGCACCTAATAAAATGGATGAAAAACCTTTTTTAGAGTTTAATATCACTGAAATAAAGGATAATCAGACAGAAGAGTTAAAGAAATTTCATAAATCCTATTTTGATATAGAGAGTATTGTTAATACAGCAAGTGAATTAAAATATACCATAGAGTTAAAGAATTTAATTCAATTGGAACTAAATAATCCAACACCTGACTTTGTTAAATACTTTGCAAAACAAGTTTACCCCACTTCAATAACATCTAAAGTCTTAGAACAATTTACGAACCTAACTAAAAAGTCTTTCCAACAGTATATTAATGATGTTATTAATGAACGTCTAAAATCTGCATTAACCAAAGAAGAGGAAAAGGTTAAAGAAGAGGAAAAATTACAGAATCAACAACAAATTGAGGATGCAAGTAAAACAGAAACGACGGCAGAGGAATTAGACGGTTTTATGATAGTTAAGACTATACTTAGACAATCAATTAAAATTGATAGAATTAGTTACCGAGATGCACAAACCTATTTTGCTATTATGTTAGATGATAACAACAGGAAATCAGTATGTCGGTTATACCTAAACGGTGGTAAAAAATTCATTGGTACATTTGATGAACAAAAGAAAGAAATCAAAAATGAAATAGTTACCATAGGTAACATATTCAACTATTCAGAAGTTCTATTAAAAACAGCTACAGGATTCGATAAGAAATAATTTATTGTTTGCGTGATATTACATCTGCATCATACCTGTCAACATTTACAAGATACCCCCAATAGTACATTATTGTTTTATCTGAATTTGTTTTATAATAATTTGTAATGACATTTTCAATAATACCATCATGGTCTTCATCAAGACTAAAAATGATACTATCAGTTTTAATTTCATATTTGCCCCTATATTGGTATTCTGTTTCACCTATTCCATCTACCCAATCGTAAAAATCATTATTGCTGTCGTATTTTGCCTTACCTGTTTCGCCATTTCTGGTTTTTGTATATGTCCACTCTCCAACAATAAAACTATTAACTCTATCAGCTGAATTATCCTTATTGCAGCCGAAAAGGAACAATGTTATAGTAAAAATTAAGACTATTTTTTTCATACAGAAAATTTTGGTATATACTATTACAATATTAACTTAAAAAAAATCATTTACCAAGTTTTAAAAAAGAATCCTTTCCTGGTTACAAATTCATTCAAAGGGGGTAGTTTTCTTTTTGACTGGCGCACCCTGTATATATATATATTCAACCTACCGCACACGCATGTATATTATTCCTTTCCCTTTGGTTTAGGTTTTGACTTGTTGGCTATTTTCGCTGCTGCTAATATCATTGCCACCACTTTCCCTTTCTGCGCCTTTGTCTGTGGTTGTTTCGGTTGGCTGTCCTCTATCTTCTTGTTTATCATTGACAACCCTATCATTTTTGCCATCAACTTCGCCTTTTCCTCGTTACTGTAATTCGTCAGGTCTATTTTGTTTTTGTTCTGCATTCTTTAAGTACCAAATGTAATTTACAGAATATAGGTTGAAATTCAAAGCCAAAGGAACACCGGTAAATAATTTATTTTCGAAATACCATATACAAAAGCCCTTATTTTATTGAATATCGGTTTGATACAGGCAGGAGATTTGGGGATTTTAACAAGTGATATAACGGTTGAAAACTGTTATATCATTGATTAGTATATCATTGATGATTTAGTATATGAAAGAGAAAAAGGGGCGGTTATTTGATTTTAATACAAAGGTATACTATGTCATAATACGGCACGATGACAGCATTATATAATAAGAAAATAAAATAAACTGTACCCCATTTGTACCTCAAAAACATAACTTACTGATTATTAATGCAACCTAATTTCTGTATCGGAAAGTAGATACTATAAACAATCCTTCACCAAACAAATTGAATTTCATACAATACGCTGTATTATAGTAGTTTATTAGTATTAAAATAGTTAAGTTGTTAATATTTAATTCCATTTATTAATACAATATTTGTACCTTTGTTGTACCTCGAACGGGTTTAAGGCAGAATTTGTACCTCAAACCCGTTTTTTAAAAGGAAATTTGGCACTTAAATACACTTAAATACACTTAAAGCTATCTAATGAGTACTAATATCAAAGTTCAAAGGATTTGCCAGCATTGCGGGAATGAGTTTACAGCTAAAACCACCGTTACACAATTTTGTAGTCCTGATTGTGCAAAGCGAGCGTATAAGGAAAGGTTAAAGGCTGTAAAGATTGAAATAAGCAATAAGCAAACCCAAAGCATAATAAACAGACCAATTGAGATATTAAAGGCAAAAGAGTTCTTAACTGTTCGGGATGTTTCAACCCTGTTGAATATTTCCCTTAGAACGACATACCGGTTAATAGAGCAGGGCAATATCAGAGCTGTAAACTTATCAGAAAGGAAAACACTTGTTAAGCGTTCAGATATTGACAGAATATTTAATTAACCTTTAAGCACTAAAGAAATGGCAACTAAAGTAACATTACGACAAAAAGCAATTTCCGGGAACAGGCAAAGTTTGTATTTAGACTTTTACCCAGCCATCACAAACTCCGAAACTGGCAAAACCACACGTAGGGAGTTTTTAAATATGTTCCTGAATGATGAAATTGAAGTGGAGGAACAGAAGTATTTTGATGATAACGGCAAAGAGCAAAAACGGTATGTTCCTGTATTGGATAAAAAGAGTGAACCCAAAAAAGCAAAGTTAACCCCGCTTGAAAAAGAACACAATAAGGCGACCTTACAGCTTGCTGAACAGATAAGACAGAAACGGGAAAACTACATCAACAAACCTGAAATTTATACAGGATATGAGCAGGAACAGTTAAAAGTTAAACAGAAGGGTGAAAAGAATTTTGTTGAATATTTCAAAAAACTTGCTGACAAGCGTAAAGGTAGTAATCATGATAACTGGGTTTCGTCTTATGCATTTCTTGAAACATTTACAAATGGATCTTTAAGATTTGCAGACCTTAATGAAAGTTTTTCTAATGACTTCAAAGAATACTTGCTTACATCGAAAAGTAAAAAAAGCAATAAAATAACCCTCAATCCAAATTCCGCCAGTTCATATTTCAATAAATTCAAGGCAACATTGAAGCAGGCGTATAAAGACGGTTATTTATCATTTGACCTTAACGTAAAGATTGAACCAATAAAAACCAAAGAAGTAATAAAACAGACATTGACTTTAGAAGAACTAAATACACTAGCAAAAACAAAATGCAAAAATCCGATATTGAAAAAAACAAGTTTATTTATGGCAATTACAGGGATGCCGTATAAAGAAATGCAGAACCTAACATGGGGGAATATTGAAGTTTCGGAATTGTTTGGGATAAGGGTAAAAATGTATCGAGATAAGACAGACAAACCCTATTTAATTAATATATCCGAACAGGCTTACGGCTTGCTGGGTAAACCTAAAGAGCCAACAGATAAAGTATTTAAGGAATTAGATGACCAAATCAGATATTACTATTTCCCAAAATGGCTAATAGATGCTGGAATAAAAAAGAAAATGACATTTCACGATTTACGCCATAGTTACGGCTGTTTACAAATTGATTTAGGAACAGACCCTTATACCTTACAAGGCAACATGGGACACGCTACACCCCGCCAAACAATGCATTACGGCAAAATTAGCGACCAAAGAAAACGTCAAGCAGTTGAAAGAATAAAGTTAGATTTGTAAACTATGAGTTTATTTTCCATAAAACAGTATCAAAGTGAAGTTGAAAAAATTATTCATTTCGGAGGCACACGAAAAGAAACGGCTATTCGTAACGCCTTTTATAATTTGCTGAATGAATATGCAAAGGGTAAAGGTTTAATGATAGTTACAGAGGTAACTATAAAAGCAACCAATAGCAATAAGAACGTAACACCCGACGGTACGCTTAAAGACGTTTTACGGCAAGACTGGGGCTACTGGGAAAGCAAAGATGAAAGCGACATATTAGACGACGAAATAAAAAAGAAGTTCGATAAAGGTTATCCAAAAGACAATATACTTTTGAAGACTTTGAAAATGGTTTGATGAAATAATACATAGAACATTTAAATAACCATATCATGGAAATACCTAAAAGAATTGCAAAAAAACTGTTTGAATATCAAAACAGATATTTTAATAAACCTTCGGAGGTTGAGAAAGAACTATCTGATAAACTAAAAAATGAAGTTGCCGAATACATAGAACATGTCAAAAAGCATGATTTAAAAGATAAACCGGAAACCACAAAGAAACAAATAATAGAAAGACTTTTACAAGAGGTAGAAAAAGACATTAGAAATACAAGTAAGTATGTTCAATGGATGGAACAAATAAGTAAAAGTGAGCTAAAGAACATAAACGAAGAATTAGAGAATTACATAAAGAATAGAATCGAAAGGGGTGAAAAAATTGAAGATACTGTAATGAGTAATTTAAAACGGAGGGCAAGGCATTATGAATTTCTCAACTACTTGTCTATGCATGATGACGAGGCATTTTCTATCTTAAAAGATGAATTATTAAAACTTAAAGAACAAGACCAGGTTCCGGAAATCTTACAAACCAAAACAGATAAACTTAAAACTTCACTGTTTAGTTACGGTTTCTTTGAACTGCCAATGGTTAAAAAACTTTCAGAAACAAATAGAGACAAGTTAGTTGAATTATTAAGTTCAAACCAAATGCCTTATGGAATAGCCATGTTCAATGAATTAGGCTTTTGCGAATATTTAGATAAAGAGAAAGGGACAAAGTATAAGGCTAACATAATAATAAGCAGATTGTATAACGAAAATGCAAATGACGGTACAAGTTCAAGGCATTTGAGAAATTCACTTATTAAGCCATCAGACAGATATAATGCAGGAAATTATAAAGAAACAGTAAAAAAAGACTATCAAAACTTAAAATAGGGAGTACACCCCTATTGATGCCCCAAAATGCCCCCCATAACATTGTACCATTATTAATTAAATAATCGTACAAATGGAAATTTTAACGCTTGAAACACTACCAAAAGCCTTTGTTTCACTTACCAATGAAGTCAGTGAAATAAAAAGGCTGTTACTTGAAAGGAGTAACGAACAGCCAGCAGAAACCGTTCGCTGGTTTGACCTCCACGAACTTTGCCTTTATCATCCCGACAAACCCAGTAAGCCGACAGTTTACTCATGGGTGAATGCTGGTTTGATACCTTGCCACAAAGGCGGTAAAAAATTAAGGTTTCTTAAATCAGAAATTGACAGCTGGCTAAAGCAGGGTAAAAAAAAGACATTGGTAGAAACAGCGAAAGAAGCGGAACAATATTTAAAAAATAAAAAGGGATAAGTTATGCAAGAACACAACATTACCCCTATTTCTTTAAGCACTAAAGACGGGTATAAAGATACAAATAATATAGGAATTAAACCAGTATTTGACATTGAAACATTCATTTCAGCAGATGACATAAAAGCAGAAATGGAACAAGTTATAAATAAAGGTATTGAGTCCAAAGAGAGCAAAGGATTATTCACCGTAAAAACAGCAAGCCGTTGGATTGAACAGGCAAAAACCCGACCTATACCGAAAATGTTATTTAGTGAACTATGGTTTGAAGGTGAACTATGTATTTTGTTTGCCGACACCAATTTAGGTAAATCAATCTTAGCTGTTCAAATAGGCAACAGTTTAAGTAAAGGCGAACAGATACGAGGCTTTAAGTTGGAAACACTAAAGCAACCAATTCTGTATTTTGATTTTGAATTAAGCGACAAACAATTTGAAAACAGGTATTCAATAAAGTTTGAACAGCATTACTGTTTTGATAACAATTTTATACGGGTTGAAATAAACCCGGATGCCACAATACCTGAAACCCAAAGCTTTGAAGATTACCTTAATCATTCGCTTGAACGAAGTATTAACGAAACAGGTGCAAAGGTTTTAATCATTGATAATCTTACTTATCTAAAAAATGAAACTGAAAAGGCTAAAGATGCATTGCCTTTAATGAAACATTTGAAAGCATTAAAGAATAAATACGGTCTTTCAATATTAGCACTTGCACACACCCCGAAAAGGGATTTATCAAAACCCATTACCCGGAATGATTTGCAAGGCAGTAAGATGCTAATAAACTTTTGTGATAGTTCCTTTTCAATAGGTGAAAGCCACAGCGACAAAAATTTACGATACCTCAAACAGATTAAGCAAAGGAACACCGAACAAATTTACGATGCTGAAAATGTATGTGTATGTCAAATTGATAAACCCCTGAACTTCTTATTATTTGAGTTTGTGAATTACGGAAAGGAAAGTGAACACTTAAAACAGCATTCAGATAAGGATAAAGAAAAGCAGAATGAAAAAGTAAATGAGTTAAGACAGCAAGGGCGAAGCCTTAGGGAAATAGCAACAGAACTGGGAATTTCTCACATGAAAGTAAAAAGGATATTGAATGAAAACAAATAACTGTAACACCTGTAACACCTGTAACACTTGTAACACCCTGTTACAGGTGTTACACCTGTTACACTAAAGGAATAAAAAATGAATAACAACCAATACAATTTTGAGCCGTTGCCCGTTCTGAAATTTGACAGAAAACGGAACAGGGTTGAACTTTGCCCTTGCGGTAAGAATAACAAAGACGGTAAGTTTGTTCCGTATACCGGATATGAGGATAAGGGGTACTGTCATTCATGCGGAAAAACATTTTTGCCTGAATTGACAAAAGAAGAGCAATGGAACGACAGCCAGCCAAAACCATACAAACCCAAAAAAACAAATCCTCCACCAAAACCTATATCATTTATATCTGATAAGATTTTCAAAGCAAACTTGACAGGATATGAAGCAAACCACTTTGTAAGTTATCTTATTAACCTATTTGGCGTGGAGGTAGCAAGTGAATTGGTAAGCCGTTATTTTATCGGAACATCAAACCATTTTTGGAAAGGTGCAACTGTGTTTTGGCAGATAGATACAGCTGGCAAAATCAGAACGGGCAAAGTAATGCCATACAATCCGATTACAGGCAAAAGAATTAAAGAGCCATGCAATTCCATTAACTGGATGCATAGCTCCGCAAAACAACCTGAATTTGTCTTAAAACAATGTTTATTTGGTGAACACCTATTAAGGGATAAAACGAAACCCGTTGCAATAGTTGAAAGCGAAAAAACAGCAATAATAGCAAGTGTTTATTTACCAAAGTTTATTTGGTTGGCGGTTGGTGGTAAAGACGGATTGAACGCAGAAAAATGCAAAGTATTAAAAGGGCGAACCGTTACACTATTTCCCGACTTGAACGGGTTTGAATTGTGGAGTGAAAAGGCAAAGGAATTTAATTTTTCGGTATCTGATTTGTTGGAACGGAAAGCCACCCCGGCAGATAAGGGACATGGATTAGACATTGCAGACTATTTAGTAAGGTTTGGATTAAAAGACTTTACTAATACTAAGCCTATTGAATACAAGACGGAAATACAGAAAGTGGAGGAAAAACCAATTTTTTATTTCGCAGACAATATAAAACCTGTTTACCCTGAACATGAACGGAAAGAACTTATTGAATACTTACTGGAATTAAAGAAATCATCAAAATAAACAATCTAACTATCAATCAGACTGTAATCAATAATTTAGATACCGAAAAGAAAATGAAGTTATTGGAGATAATTACTGAAGTGGAAAAACAAAATAATTGTTATCAATAACTATATTTGTAGAAATACAGTATAATGAGAATACTATTTATAATATTTTTTATTCCACTCTTTTCATTTGCGCAAAAGATTGATAATAATTTATTATCTGATAGTTCTTTTGCATTAGGTACTATTTATGAAGATAATACATACGTATCAAGGTCAATTGAATCAGATTGTTTTAGCCTTAATGGAAATTTATTACTCAAGGGGGATGTTGTAATAATTAGCGGGATTAATTATTGCAATAAGAAATATAAATATGGAAGTATCACAAAACCAAAGGTTTTAAAATCTTTATCTGGAGGTGCCGGTAATTCTGAAAATGAAGATACTCCTGAAGACAGTAAAATAGATAGTATTAACCCAGAGAATACAGAATTTTACAGAGATGAAAATACAAAAAAGTATTTTGAGATTATCTTTAGAAACAAAACTTATTATGTTGAAAAAGATAAAGTAAAATGTGAAGAATCATATTTTAATCAGATAGCGAATATGACACCACAGCAATCCATAAAATTTAGAAATTATGCTAAAGTAATTGCAGAGATTGAAAATCATAATGAATTACTTAAAACTAAGAAGTTATTAGATAACTGTAAATCAAAAGGACTTGCTATTTTAGACTGGAGTTTTTATGACGAAAGTGAATATACCGAGGGAACTGGAGTAAAAATAGAGGTCTATAATCCTACAACTAAAGTTATTAAGTATTTATGGTTTTCATTTATTGGATATAACGCAGTTGATGATATTGTAACAGACCATTTGAAAGGAATAAAAACAATCACAACTAAAGGAGTTGGACCTATAAAACCAAACGAATCTGGAGAATATGAATACAAATATGTTTGGTTTACAGACCTTGTACAAACAGCAATAATATCTCAGATTAAAGTTCAGTATATGGATGGAACTATTAAGACTATCTTAAAACCTAAAGATGTAGTAATTAAAAAAAGTGATTATGAATTACTTTTTGAATATTAAATCAACAAATTCATTATTAGTTTTCTAAAACAACAACTTCTTTAATTCCGTGTCCAGTTCATCAATAGTTTTATGTTTATTGTTTTGCATCCACATTTCCAAACCCTCAATACTTTCTTTTAAAAACAAATCGTTTTCCAGTTCCTCTATAAACTTAACCCGTTCCATTAACGGCAGTTCATTTTTTAGATACTTCTTTATTTCATCATTTGTCATAATTATACTTTTGTAAGTAAAAAAATTACCAATTTATAGGCTAATGCTATTACAAAAACAATAGCTAAAAATTTCCATAGAACAGATGGTATAAACTTCATTCGAGGGTGTTTGAAAATATCATTATCCATTTATACTTATTTAAACTTACTTTAATTTATGAAAATTATCTTATTTTAGCATACAATTAACTACTTAATTATTTAAAACCATTTACTATGAAAAAACTACTTTCAATAATATGTATATTACTAATTTCTTGTAATTCACCTGAAAAGCAGATTCAAAAAGAAATTGATAATTATGTAAAAAATAATTTCAAAGACCCAAAGAGTTATGAGCAAATAACTTTTAATATAACTGATACAATAACGGAAAAAAGTCATATCCAGAGAATGATTGATTTAGATTCATTCTTTATTGAAGAAGATATTGAAAGACTTAAAATCTATAAAGATTTTAATATAAACGTTATAGATATTTACAAAGACTACCAAGAGTCTCTTAAAAACAACCAAGATAGTCTTAGATTACATAACCGTCAATTAACAAATTTAAAAACAAATAAAATACTTTGGATTCACGCTAAATTGAAATACCGTGCTAAAAACGGATTTGGTGGTTTAGATATTGGAGAGGCAAGATTAACTTTTAATGACAGTCTAAGATTAATCAAGTTTGATGAAATAGAGAAAGAAAAATAATAAGTTGTATACATAATTGTATACATAATTACATAAAACATTGATAATCAGATTCAAAGTATGGTCCATGCGGGACCACAAATCGTACAAAACAGTACGAATCCATATAACCGATATACCCCGTACTTTCAATAGTTACGGGGTTTTTTATTGCATCCTGTTGTATTTCGTTATAACTGATTATACAGATAATTGTATACATATTTGTATACATGGAGTTCATTTTTTATATTTGTGTATACAATTAAGGGCAAATGAATAATAAAACAAGGGCAACACGTGGGAAAGTTAGACTTACCATCCTATCAAATGAACAAAGACAGAATAAAAAAGGTGAAAGTCCTATCTATGTTGTTTATACCTTAAGGGATAAAAGATTCCGATATTTAACTGGTAAATACGTTAAGGCTCGATTCTGGGACTTTAAGAATGAACGAATAAAACCACAGGTGGAGGATTCGACCACAGATAATGAAACAATATCCAAAATCAAAAAACAGTTGGTAAATGTAATTGATTCAGCACTTACTCAAATACCACGAATTAATCAAACGATTGACTA